CTAGTACCTAGTACTGAGATAGCTGGAAAACTAACGTTACCAATTGATGCATCACCATTTATAATTGCACTAGCACCACCATCAAGATAAGTTACTTGATTACGGTCGTAGGTAAATGTAGTTGCTGAAGGAAAAGCTAAAGTACTTGCGGCATTAACAGTGTTAGGACCAGTATCACCGGTTACTGTAAGGTCTACAATCTCTTGCACATCCGTAGTAAAGTCACTAAATGCAGATACAGCTACTGTCTTAATAGCTTTAGTACCTATAGTTTTCTTAGGTGTCTTACCATTAATTGTTAGTACTTGAGTTTCACGCTTACCAGTATTACTATAGCCAGCATTACCTGAATTATTTTCTAGTGCAATAGTAGCAATTGGAATACCTCCGCCTTTAATAGGTGCGTAAGCGCCCCCTGTCACATTATTTAAATCTCTAATAGTCCAAGTGTTATCTCTATAGTTCCAAATTAAAGCTTCATCACATTCCCCTGCAAGCGAAGCAAGAGTAGGGTAGTTAATCCATACTTCATTTTCTTGATGGTTTAGTATTAAGAATAGCTGCTTATCATGAATAGGATTAATATTTTTAAAGAAGTACTCTGATACACGACCATCAGCTAATGATGCAATATCTCCAGGGTTTCCTGCAAAAGCATAGATATCATTTGATCCAACAATAAATAACTTACCATCGTATTCAATTACAGATCCTGTATTAAGACAACCATACTCATCTGTTACAGGACTGAATGATACCGGTGCTGTAGCGTTACCAGTTAACCGCATTACATGGATAGAGTCAGTACTGAAGATATACATATTACCCTGTAATGATTTCATATCTTCAATGGTATTAGTTTCTGATAAAGTAAATTCGTCAGCTGTACTTACACCCGCACCAAAAGGGTTCCAGTTATTAGGCACTGCTCCGGGAACTGCAACGTCAGATGTTCGAACAACACCTGATAGCCTGCGGATAACAGCATTAGTAACTGAGTCACGTTCGGTTAAATCCCCTGCTACAAGCAAGTCACCAAATGATTCAATGATACCTGCGGTAGTTGTAACAGTATTACGAGAACGTACTACAACCTTTACAACATCTCCTGCATTTAATGAGTTAGTATAAACTACTGTGGTATTAGTAGCTTCATCAATATACACTTGATACTTTGATGATGTAACCGAAGGTAGGGTACTAGGTAATGCACCAGGGACAAAATCAATTGCTCCAGGAGTTCCAGTACCTGCTGGTGTACCTGCTTGAATACTTTTAATAGTAGTAGTATTAACTGTAACTACAAGCTCATTAATAGCAAAGTCTACCTTTTGACCAGTATCAAATAAATAAGAGTCATTAGTATTCCAAGTATCTTCAATGGCTGTTTGCTCAACAGAGTACCCATCCCATCCTGGAAGATCAGCTAACACAATATTATTAATATCAGTATTACCTGGGGTATCTAAGATGTATTGGGGATGATCCAAACCATTATTAAGAATAAACGCAAAGCCACCTGCAAATAAAGTATGCTGCCATTCTGATGGAGTATACGTAAAGCCATCAGCAAGTGTAGTTGGGGTTAAGTCTTTCTTATTACCAAGGTGATCTTGAATATAAACTTTTTGCCCGACAGTTACGTTATTACGTACATAGTCAACTACAAAGATATAGTAAACAGCATTAGGTGCTACGTTAGGATTTTCCCAATTAGCAATGAATCTTACTTTACCAAAGGTTTCTCCAGATGCTGTAAGATCGCTTGTAATATTATTAAGCAATACTTCACCAGACATCTTAGCCACTGCTTTATCTCTGAACCTAATATTCTTTACATCAGTAAATACATTAGGGCCGAGGGCAATAGGAGGAGTGTCCTTGACAACCCCTAAATCTGCAATATTTGTAACAGAAATAATTTCTTCTGCCATGTTACTCCTCCATTATATAATTATTACGAGCACTCTTTTTGGCCAGTGAGCGGGTCGATAAAGCAAGCTTCGACCGTTCCCTCTTCTTCAACCACTTTCTGAGTCTCGCTAAGTACCTTCGTTTCTTCTTCCACGGTTTCTTCAACGGTGTTAAGAATTCCAAATCGTTTTCCTGACAACCGGAACGTAGTGCATCCCTTCGCCCCGCCCTTCCAGGCATCAACATAGACCTTTTTAAAGTCTTCATATGAGACATCATCTCCGACGTTACAAGTTTTTGAACATGCAGAATCAATGTAATGCTGAGCCAGTAAAAGAACAGCTAGATGATCCTGTACAGAAATATCGTTTGCTGATTTACCTTCTACACCTCGGGCATATGCATAGTCCTCCACTCGTTCTACTTTTGGTCCATCGAATGTTTGAATGGTTCTATCGTAGTAGTGTGAAAATACAGGCTCAATACCACCTGATACGTTGTCGGCCACAAGAGATATAGTGCCAGTAGGTGCAATAGAAGTAAGGTGACTATTTCGGATACCATGTTCACGGATCTCCTTTTGTACTGATGCCGGCAGTGTGCGAATAAAGTTTGACTTTAAATATTCTTTACGATAAAGTGGGAATGGTCCTTTCTCTGCAGCTAGTCGCGCTGATGCTCTGTAGCAATTGTCACGCAAGCAGGCGAATACCTTCTCCGACCACACAAGGAATTCTTGTGAGCCATACGGCATTCCAAGCATCTCTCCGGCATTAGCCAGACCAGTGACGCCAAGTCCCATACGGCGCTTGTTCTTTGCTTCATCGGCTTGTTGTTTAAGTGGGTAGATAGTTCTGTCAATGATGTTATCCTGTGCCCTTACTACATGTGGGATGTCTTTCTTAAACTGCGTGAAGTCAAACTCATTGTCAACTACATATGCTGTTAAGTTAAACGAACCTAGTAGGCAAGCACCATAAGCTGGGAGCGGTTGTTCTCCACATGGGTTAGTTGCAGCAATCTCTTCACAATAAAAGAGATTATTCATTTCAGTTATACGATCAATAAACAAAACACCAGGCTCAGCCCAATCCCAAGTAGACTGCATAATTTCGTCCCAAAGCTTAGTGGCCGATACGGTTTTAACGGGGAGCCCATCAAAGCACAGTTCAAAAGAATCATCCCCATCATTCTGAAGAGCCTCCATAAATTTATCAGTAATGCCTACACTAATATTAAAGCCAGTAAGCCTATCAGAATTACGTTTAGCACCAACGAACTCCTCAATGTCTGGATGGTCCACGCGTAGTACTCCCATCTGAGCGCCACGGCGATGGCCGGATGATGCAATAGTTTGGCAAACAGAATCGAAGATACCCATAAAAGAAACCGGTCCCGACGACTGCGAGTCAAGAGATTTAATCCGGTCGCCGCGGGGACGGATCTTGGAAAAGTCATAACCAATCCCACCACCTCTACGCATTGTTTCAGCAGCTTCACTAGCCTTCTCCATAATGCTATGCATACTATCTTCAATTGTACCAGATACAAAACAGTTATATGCAGTTGTAATTCTATTAGATCCCATAGCAGATTGTACTCTGCCTGCTGGTAGGAACCTCATGTTGCCTAGAATATCCTCAAGCGTATACTGATGTTCTGAATCATCACACAGTGCTCTTGCTATTCTTTTAATCTTATCATCAAAGCTTTCATCTTTTTGTCTGTATTTCATTTCATCAATCTCTTGAGAGAGTGATGTAGATGGTCCAGAATATGAAGTATTACGCATTTTATTTTTCCCTATATAAGTTAGATATACCTTCCTCTTATAGGGGACGTTTAACTCAATTTGTTACATTTTGCATTCTTTTTACAAGACGCTCAGCACGGTTAGTTACTTGATTATACCAGCGGCTATCTACCATTTCGGCAGCTGCCTTATGATAGTCTTGCATAATAATACCGTGAAGAAACTTTTTAAAACCACGCATACGAGGCAAGCCCATATTAAACATCATATTAGCAATAATTAATTGGACTTCATCGGGCAGTATTTCAAAACTGGCGAGGAGCGATCTACAGTCTTTAAGCACAATGTCGACGTCGCGAGCAAAGCATTCGTTGACTCTATCCTCTGAGACAGGTGTGCCAACCGGTTCTCCGTGCTCAGGATCAGAAGGTAAAACCAAATGGCCAATACCAAAAGTAGGCAAACCCAAATGATCGAGATAGATTTCGTACTTAACTCCTTCATCAATTTTAAGTTCCTCTCTAAGTTGATCTATGTTCATTTAGTTAATCCCTTTTTCTTTTCGTATGTGCGTAATCCGCCAATACCTAACATACCACCTAATACTGGTAACAAAGTACTCATATCAAACTCAGGCAGCGTAGGCAGCTCAGTACCTGTTAGGGCTACTGCAAATAATAAGATAGGTTGTAAAACAAAGTGATAAGCAAAAGCAGAGGCGCATACCCACCCTACTGCTGGTCGCCATCCACCTTTAAATACGCTACCACTGGCAGCCTCAGCTTTGTTTACTTCAATCTGAGCAAGCGCTAATGACTGTGCATGCTTCTCTGACATAGTAGCCAGCTCATGCGCAATCCTTGCTTTCTCATCTGCGTCAGGTATAAACTTATCCAGTAAAGCTGTTGCTGGACCTATCAGTGCTTGTAACATATTATATTCCCCATGAAAGTTTACATTGGAAACCTTCTACTTTATGGTTAGGTAAAGTATGAAGATCTCTTTCCATCTCATCAATACGTACCATACATTCTTGTAATTCTTTGTATGGTCCACGAGTATCTACTGCTTCAAAGCAAGAGTTAGAACTAATTGTAAGGCATACTAATAAGATCGGAAGAGCACACGTCTGAACTCCAGTCACCGATGTATCTCGTATGCCGTCTTCTGCTTGAAAAAAAAAATACTATTTCTTTATCAAGCAATAA